AAGAGATGAATGATTCAGTGAATAAGCCAAATCACTACTGTGGTGAATTTGGTCTGGAATCCATTGATGTCATCCGGAATTTTGCAGGAAACCTGAAAGGGGTTCAGGGATTTTATTGGGGAAATGCTATCAAGTATCTATGTAGATTCCAGAAAAAGAATGGGCTTGAAGATTTAGATAAAGCTAAGAAATATCTTGAATGGCTTATTGAGGATTTGAAGACCAGCCATGAACAGGAGTGACAGCATGAGAGATTACACGAGAAATCAGATGGATCATTTCCGTCAACAATTGCAATTGTTGATCCTTGGTAAAGGATTGACACGCAAAGAACTCTCAAGAAAATTGAATAGAAATCAGAACACAATTCAGCAGTGGATCACAAACAAAAATATAAAACCAGCTCATGTTCATGAATTGTGTAAGTTCTTCAATATTGATGAAAAGGCATTGATGGGAGATCCAGAAGAATTGACAGATTATAGATTCTTTGATCAAGGGAAGTACATCTGTACAGCTCCACTAAAAGAATTGAGCAAAATCACAGGAAAAGATGTCTCACTCCTCAAGTATTATATACACTTAAATGAACGAGGAAGAGAAGCTGGTCAGTTTAGGCTAGAAAGGGTAATTGAAGATGAAAAGTAAAATCAATTGGCTGATCATCAACTTGATCTCATTGGCAGTTATTTCACTGGTCATTGCTATCAATCTCAATTCTAGATTAGTAGATCAAGAGAATAAGATCAAAGATATGGAATGGACGATTCAGGAACATGAATTGAGCATCCAGAGATTAGCTGAACAGAATACTGCACAAGA